CAGTCGAGAGAGTTCCAAATCATCGAGATCGCTCGCTGGTTTAACCTACCACCTACTAAACTAAAAGACCTTTCAAAGACTTCGTACAACTCCCTCGAGCAGATGGAAATCAGCTTCGTGGTGGATACGCTTCGCCCGTGGCTAGTGCGCTGGGAACAGCAGCTTAACCGCAAGATTATCAGGCCGAAAGACAAAGGCAGTTTCTTTTTCGAGTTCAATGTCGAAGGCATCCTCCGAGGCGATCAGGCTTCCCGTTATCAGGCCTACTCGGTCGGTAGGAATTGGGGCTGGCTCTCGGTCAACGAAATTCGCTCAAAGGAGAATTTAAATCCAATCGGGCCAGAAGGCGATGTCTATATGCAGCCGATGAATATGCAATCGATCAACACCGCACCCACGGCAGCGCCTGCAACCGATCCGAGTTTGGTGGCAACCCAACCAACTCCACCAACCTTACCAAACCCTCCAGCGGACACTCCGACCCGATCTCACGAATCAATCATCCTGAGACTCTTGGATGATGCAGGCGAGCGCCTGCAAAATGTGGAGTGTTCAGCCGTGAAGCGCTTTGCCAACAAGCCCGCAGAGTTTCTCACCAAGCTCGATCACTTCTGTGCCGAGCATCGGGCCCGCGTCGTGAGTGCCTATGCTCCCGTGCTCGAGGCGTTTGGATTAACCACCGATCTCGATGGCCATGTCCAGCGCCACCTCGACCAGTTCCGCTCGACCTGGTTGGACTTCAGCGGATCAGTGACCGCAGCGAAACTTGCCGAAGCAGTTTCCGAAAAGATCAACACCATGAAAGGGGTCAAAGATGAAAACTAATATTGAACGCAGGTTCAGCACCGAGCTCAGAGTCGATGTCGCAGCGCAGAAGATCATCGGATATGCGGCCAAGTACGATCTCTCGAGCGAAGACCTTGGCGGCTTTCGAGAGTTCGTTCGCCCTGGTGCATTCACCCGCTCCCTCGACAGCAACCCCGATGTGCGGGCGCTCATCGATCACAACCCGAGTCTCATCCTCGGGCGCACCGTCTCGGGCACCCTAAGACTTGAGAGCGATGCGACAGGGCTCAAGGTTACCATCGACCCGCCTGATACCCAGTACGCTGCGGATCTCATGGCCGTGATGGCGAGAGGTGATGTCTCGCAGATGAGCTTCGCCTTTACGACTTCCGAAGACGCTTGGGACTTGGTTGATGGCAAGAGGGTGCGCAGCCTTCTCGCTGTGGAGCTCCACGATGTGAGTGTGGTCACTTACCCCGCCTACCCGGACACCAGTGTTGCGGTGAGGTCGCTTTCGATCTACACCCAGGACGCCATCCGGTCAGCGCAACGCCTGCGGGAGCTTCGCCTCCGGGGTGATCGGTAAGAAAAACGCACCTGTTTTTCTGACATTTCTAGGGGTGGGGGAAATCCTCCACCCTATAAAAGCCCACAAATCTAGACTATTTAGAAATACTTAACACAAATATCGTTCAAATCTGTAATAAAAGCCACCTTAAAACGAACAATAGACTACGATAGCAATACGGCGACCGGCGTTTGCCCGGTTGAATGGATCGAAAAAAAGGAGCAGAAACATGGACAGTAAGACAAAGATCAACCTCTTGGTTGCAGCGGTGGCGTGCCTGACAGTAACTTTGATCGTGGCGGGTGTGGTTGTGGTGGTGCTAGTGAGGGGGCATGGTGAGAGCCAGCAAGTGATTCAGGAATCCGCAGCGCAGAGCGTGACCGACATGGCAGCGGCGATACGGAAGAACACCCTCGAGGCCGAGGCCCGCGCCGAGGAGCGCAAGGAGAAAGAGGCGAGAGCAAAAGAGTGGTCAGACATCACTGCTAAAAATGCAGCGATCATGGAACAAGCCCATGATGACATTAGTAAAATGCGGGCTGGAACCTTTAAGAAGTAACCCCGCTCCCCCGCTCTCCCTAGGCTCGCCTTCACCGGCGGGCCTTTTTTTTTGGCACGATTGTTGACGGATCTCAGATCCGTGGTTTAATCGTCTTATCGAAATCAGTGCAGTCTTTACGCACAGTTTCCCGAACTAGGGGCCTGTGCGTTTTTTTATGCTTCTCACCGGAGCAGATGCACGAGTCCTAATAAGCCATATTAGGAAGAAATCCAATGACCTAAATTGAAACCTTGCGCAACCAGCGCACCGCAAAACTTGCCGAAGCCCGTGCCATACACGCTCACGGCACCACCGAAAAACGAGAACTGACACCCGAAGAAGCCGCAGCTTTTGAAGCTTTGGTTTCTCAGGTTGATGAACACGAAGCCCGCATCACCGAGATTGAAGGCGGCGCAGCAGCTCCAGCAGAAGAAGCCGCACCCGAAGAAGCCGCCTCGGCAAGAAGTAATAAGCTCGCAAGCTTGGAAGCTTCCTCCAAAAGACCCGCAGCACGAAGGTCTTCGCCGATCGAAGCGCCTGCGTTTGTGCGCGATTTTGGCGATCGTCAAAGCACTTCAGACCGAGCACTGGCCCTTCGAGGATGGCTCGGATTTCACTCCGTAAACGGTGCATCCAATGAGCAGAGAAACGCTGCACAGCGCTCTGGCCTAGAACTTGGGAACAATCGCTTAAGCTTCAAGCTCAACGCAAAAGCTCCTAAGACTCAAGCCGAAGCCCGTGCGCAATCCTTGACCGGTTCCGCTGGTGGTTACACTGTGCCACAGGGTTTCATTAATCAACTCGAAGCTTCTTTGTTGGCTTTCGGTGGGATGCGAGAAGTCGCAACCATTCTGAGGACAGCAGAAGGCAATGACCTGCCAATTCCTACTGTGAGTGATCACAGTAATGTTGGTGCGATCCTTGCGGAAAATACGCAAGTTGCTGAACAGGATATCACTTTTGCCCAGATCACCATGAAGGCTTACAAGTATTCATCGAAGCTCATCCGAGTTTCGTCTGAACTCTTGCAAGACTCTGCGATTGATTTGGAGTCGTTCATCGGTGGCGCACTTGGGGAGAGGATCGCAAGGATCTTTAATACTCACGCCACAACTGGTGACAATTCCTCAAAACCACAGGGGATCTCGGCATCCGGTGCAGGTAAAACTGCTACCGCTGATGACGCAATCACCTTCGCTGAGTTGCTTGATCTTCAGCATTCGCTCGATCCAGCTTATCGTGCGAACGCCAAATTCATGATGCACGACTCGACCTTCAAGCTTGTGCGAAAACTGGTGGATGATCAGAACAGGCCGATCTTTATGAACGACCTTTCTGCGACTTCTCCTGGTACTTTGTTCGGCGTTCCCGTCGTGATCAACCAGGATGTGGCAACAGTTGCGGCTAGCGCCAAAGTTATCTACTACGGTGATTTTTCTAAGTACCTCATTCGAGATGTGCAGGACTTCACACTCTTGCGCCTCGAAGAAAGATACGCTGATTACCACCAAGTTGGTTTTGTTGGCTTCTCCCGTCATGACGGAAGAATCCTCGACGCTGGCACTGATCCGATCAAGCATTTAGTTATGGCAGCTAGCTAAACATGAAAGTTAAATTTCATACTTCTGTAGCGGGCTTGTCGTTCACCTACGATGCAAATCTGGTGTACGATCTCCCGCTCGATGAAGCGGCTAATTGCATCCGACTCGGCTGGGCGAGCGCTGAAGAAGCGCTCGTTCCTCCGGTCTCGGAAACCCGACAAATCAAGGCTGAGAAGGCAACCTCGAAAAAACAAAAAGAGAAACGCTAATGTTGACAGTTGTCACTCCTCCAGCGACGGAACCGATCACCCTTGCAGAAATGAAACTGCACAGTCGCATCGATGGCAACGACGATGACGCTCTGATTAATACGCTCATCACCGCAGCACGACAGCAGCTCGAGCAGATGGCTAGCCATAAAATGGTGACGCAGACTCTTGCGCTCTCGATCGACGACTTCCCCGACTCTGGCATCCTCTATCTCGAAGGCCCAGTGCAATCGGTGAGCTCAATCCAATATTACGACCTCGATGGCAACCTTCAAACTTGGGATGACGAACTTTATCAGGTTGACATCACCTCGAACCCGGGTCGTGTCATGCCCGCTTACGATGAGACTTGGCCTGACTACTTAGATGATTACAACTCAATCGTGGTGACTTATGTCGCAGGTTGCGGCAACGCAGCAGCGGTGCCCGCAATTTTAAAGCAAGCGATCAAGATGCTGGTGGCGCATTGGTACAACCAGCGCGAGACAGTAGGAGAAGCGCAGGGCTACGAAGTGCCCTATGCCGTCGACAACATCGTCAAAATGTTCAGCCGAGGGATTGTCAACTAATGCTCAAAGCTGGCGAACTAACCCAGAGAATAAGCTTCCAGCGGGATGGATCTACCACCGTGGACGATTACGGTCAGGTGACCCGAAGTTGGTCTACCTACTACACGACCTGGGCGAGTGTTCGCCCGCTCTCAGGCAGGGAGCAAGAGCAAGGCATGGCGAGGCAAGCTTCCATCTCGCACCGTGTGCGTGTGCGTTTTAAAGATGGCATCCTTCACGGCGATCGCATCTCGATGGGTAGCCGCACCCTTGAGATCGTGAGCATACGAAACATTGACGAGGGCTCATGGGAACTCGAGATCGATGCGATCGAAAGGGGTGCGTAATGGGAAGACCACGATCAACACCCACGGCAGGCAAACGAGGAAGCAAGATCTTCATCGAAGCGGGTGCATTG